TTCCCCTCTTTCATACAAATCCACTACCCTAACAAATCAGCAAAAGCTTTATCAACGGAATTCCCTTGATCTTTATTTTCGCTAGCATTGTACTTGGTAGTTTCAGACGAAACTTCTTCTGGGTTTGTTTCCCCCAAAAGGAACTCGTCTAGCATCGCTTGAACTTCTGCAAACGTCTTGCGACTTCCGGCAAATAGCTCATCAAAATCTGGGATACTATCCAAAACTTCTCGACACTTTTCAGGGCCATCGGGACAAAGCGGGGAACTTCGTCGGCGGGGAGTGATGTTTGTCACGGGGAAAGAGGCTCCTGCAGGTTTGCCGTAACCAATAGTTAAATCAGTGCCTGCTTCAGAATCAGTAATATCGCCATATTCTGGGTTTAGTACTAAGTTCAAAAGCTTTTCGTACACCTGTTTTCCAAAGCCCCAAACACGTACGCCTTGATCTTCTTCGCCACGTACAACAACTGGGGCGAAAAAACGTTGCCGGGCTGACAACTTTTTAGCCATTCGTCGACTCTCTTCGGTTCCTTCTTGCCAAAGGTTCCGAACAAAAGAATCTAAAGGACAATCCTCGCCAAAATTTCTTTTTGGACTAAGAAATCCAGGATTGTCACCTACATTATAATGGAACCAGTAATCCTTGAAAGGATCTCCATCTGCTGTTGGAACAATCCGAATAGTTTGTTCGCCATCTTGAGGACGCCAAAAGCCGCTAGCGCCGCCCTTATTTTTAAGCGTGCCAAGACGTTCACGCATTTTTTTCATATCAATTGACATAATTATTATTTTCTCCTTGTTAAAGTCACTGTGATAACTCTCTCACACTGCTAATTGTTATCTATATAATACTTCATTTGTTTAAATGTGTCAAGCATTTTTTTCATTTTTTTGAATGAGGGTACTGTTTGATACACAGTATACATATAATGTTTCATAATTTGTAGAGTATACCGCATAACTATTTCTCATTTTATCATGTTCAAGACCATTTTTAACTTGTTTTTTAATTTTTTTAACAAGTGTTGTATCAGAGTTTAAAATTTTCTCCGGGATAGCATAATAATACCTCTTTTCTCTTGGTATGTTAAGATCAAAGAACATATTTTCTTCTTCTGTTTCAAAGTCTACTAAACCAAAAGTTGAGATTCGTGCTGTAAGTGTAGGTTCAAATAAGGTGCTCATTATAGCTTCTGAGTTTTCGAAAACATTTATCATATGAATTGTAGAACAAATCGTTTTGTTTATTTGATTATAATATTCCCGTACTGGAGTTTCCCCAACTATTTCAGATACTTTTGTATTATCAACAATATAAAATCTTTCAAGCAACCCAGAACGAGCATATTCTTGAAAAACATTGAATATTAAATTCTCTTGGAGAGTTTTTTCTTTTGATAAGTTATTACTATCTGGTTTAATATAAAGTACGCTTATTTTACAAGTGTCTCGTATTTGTTCCAATAAACGCAGGGCGGCGCCAGAAATAAATCCGCAGCTTGTTATAAACAAAGTTTGACCTGATGTTCCTTTTAAAAATGTTTGTTTTAAATTCGGGAACTTGTTCTCATAGATCTCCGGGGTGTTCTGTTGATCTAAAGCATACTCATTCTCGGAGTTTTTAAGCCCAACGTCTATTTTTAAAACTTTATATTGCGGATATTGTTTAAAATATTCCGCGATATTGCAACCTGCTTGTCCTAAACCAATTATATTCATTTTAAATACTTAATTTTTCCATTTCCCCGTAATTTTTACCTACTGCTACGTTTACTACAAAATTGCCCAAATCAGTATCAGAAAATACTTTTTTTAATTCTGCTAAGATATCTTTGTCTTTTTCAGAATAATCTATTATAAGAGAATCGTGCATAGAAAAAGCAACTCTAGATTTTCTGTCTTCTAACATTTCCCAAACTTTAATCATTTGCTTAAAAAGCAGATCTGCTGCAGTTGATTGTATCAAATAGTTTAATGCGTGATATTCATCAGTTTCAATTGTTCTCTCATAAATTGTTTGTATGCTGGAGCCATGCCAGCAATTTTGTAACAATGATTCCCTATCATAAGCCTTGTTTGAGAGATGGTCGTTTGATTCTGGATTGTAAAGCCATGCAAATATTCTTTTTTTGGCTTTTTCTCGCGTAATTAATCCTCGATAAACATTCTTAACATTCCACGCGTGAAGATCTTCTTGTGGCTGTGTTTTCTTCAGGAGACCAAGCATAACACGCAACTCTGCAGCATTAAAATCAAATTCTATAAACCAATCATTGTTTGGCTTTAATATTCTTCTGTAGTCCTTATCCATGGTTAAAATAGGAAAAGTGCTTGGCCGCGTAGAAAGTCTCCCTGTTTTTGTTTTAAAAGGATCGTAGCTAATATATGGTAGATTATTTTTGTTGTTTGATATAAATTTTCTAACTTTAAACTCATGCAGTCGATTATTTAATGCCGAATAATCGACATTAAGTTTTGTATTTTTAATTTCTGTTAGTATTTTTGTAAGTTGTAACGTAAAATCATAGTTTTTGGGTTTTTCGTAATTCGAAAAAACAAACTCACATATTTTATTTTTAATTTGAGCTAAATCTTCTAAAAAGAACTTTGGTGTCATATCGTAAAAACAATGTTTATTCAAATCTAATTGCGCTTCTTCGCATGCCTTATAAAAAGCGATCAATTTATTTTTAACCTTTTCCCAGTCTTTTTGAAGATATTCTGGGCATATCATGTCTAGCGTTTTTCCTTCACAATAAATTTGTGCATATTCAATATTGTCTTTATTTTTTAATGCTTCTGAATATGCCCAAGTCTTTGTCATTTTCTTGGGAAATGCCTTAAGATACAATTTATTTTTTGTATATGTGGTATTGCAGTCTTTTTTGTCGTCGAATATTTGAAATAACATAACTTATACTATATCATACTTTGTAAAAATATCAAATAATTTTTTAATGTTTTTTACTATGGGATCATTCCGTTTTGAGATGCATTTAATAATAGTTCGCCAATCGCCTGTTCCTTCTTTTCTTCTTTCCCATATATTTGTCCTAAACTTTTCATTTTTCTTTTAACAATTTTATTAATATAATGAAGCGTTCGAACAATATCTTGGTTAATGGGATGTGTGTGCAACGGAGAGCCCTCATATCCATGAAGTGCTACACAATTTGGATAACAACTGCTCTGTGCTGGCTGTATGGCCCAATTGATTATTGTGTGTGTGTGCCACCCCGTGCTTTCCCACGGGAATGTATCGATGACCTCATATGTCCATCCGTCTCCATTTTTGTCTATGTGATAAGGGTGTACGTGTCCTGTGCCCTCCATTGTTGTCCCACTGAGTGAAGGAGTGGGCGCGCCGATATCGAAGGAGTTTAAAGTTGATAACTCTATTATTTTTTTTAAATGTCTATTATATTCAGTTGATTTTAATTTTACTTTGTTCTCTGCTAATTTAATATCAAAATATGCTTTAACCCAGTAAAGCGGATCATGTGATTTTTTATATTCTTCTTCAGATAATAATTTCAATTTTATTTCTTTAGTGGTGTATTTTGTTTGTGCTCCTAGTTTTTGGGAACACAAAACCCTTTTTTTCGTAACTGGATTTTGTACATAATAACTCAAATACCAATCATACACAATTTTTTTAATTTCTTCTATTTCGTCGGTATATGGGATATCATAATAAATTTCAAAAAACTTATCAAATTTTAAAATTCTGGAGTGGCACATTTTATAAGTTTCCCCAGAACAGTTAGCAACGCCATCATCGTTTTGTTTTGGGTTTTTAGCATTATAAAATTCTTTTGTCTCCGTCAGGCCGGCCGCCTCTGTTTCGTTTGCAACGTCAACTAAAACATCATCAAGCTCTTTTTCTGCTTGGTCAAAAAGAGCTTGAATATCTTCTTTTCCTAAATCGACTCCTTCATAATTTGGATTTACTGTATATATCGATACTCCCTTGAATTTTTCTACAAAAATATTTGAGCCTATTGGGTCTTCCCAATAGCCTGTTGACATAAGTTTTATTCCTATATCAAAAATGTCATTAATTAGAACTGGCGCCACTGCTGCTGCCAATTCTTCGTTTCTTGCTTTTATAATAGCATTTTGTCTTCGGCGTATAATATTTTTTTCATATGCAATTCGCATATATTCTCGCATCTTAAATGATGTAACATCGGCAACCAATCTCCAAGGCACATTTCTATCTACCATAAATCCAAATCTTCTTGCAATAATTCTGTAAACATTAAAATTTGGATCTGTAAGGAAGGTGTGTTTTTTGTCGTCGTCATCGTATCCCTTTGTGTCGATTTCCACGCATAAACCAGTGGCCATTGGTGTCATATATTGAGCATTAATTATTCCACTTTTAGTGAATGGTGCGCTTGGAGCAATCTCTTTTAAGTATGAAAAGAGAAAATTGGTAAAATCTGAAATGTTTGATATTCTTTCTTTTCGTTTCGGGACTCCGGAGGAAAGAAACTGGGAAACAAAAATAAAATAATGCATCTTTTTTTGCAATTCGTTTATTTTCTCTAAATTTTTAAATCCTTTTTTTGCTTCGAAATCTGCAATGGGGCCGGCTGAAGAAAGCCAACCCGCTTTTACTAAAGATTTTATATTTGCTTTTAAATCGTAAAAAGCTTCGGCAACAAAATCAAACACAAGAACGTTATCTTTGTTATCTCCAATGTCTGTCATTGTTTTATAAACCGCCTCCCCATCAACTATAATGCTTTTAGGTATTATATGGTCCCCATTTAAATTAAATTTTCCGTATAAAGGGTTTTCATTGATGAAATCAAATGGTTTCTCAATCCAAGGTAATTCGCCATTTGGGTATATTTCTTCATAATAATATTTTTTTTCATCATAAATTCTATTGGAACTTTCAATTGAATTTATGCCTTTTGGCGCTCTTGCAATTTCAAATAATTCTTTTTTTGATGCCATTTTATTTTTATTCCTCTGCTTCGGCGGCCGCTAGCGCCGGATCGTACCAGATGGAGAGGTATTTCGTATCTAACAATAATCCCTTATCATTACCGCAACTTCCAAACGTTTCCCAGATTGCACTAATATTTGTTGTATGCGAGGGGTCTCCTCCTGCATTAACTGAATGGTCAACTTCAATTACTCTATAAAATCCACCAATTCCAAGATCCTTCCATTGCTCATAGTTCGCAGATCCATCTTTCGTTGGGTCCACAAAAAACAACATTCCTGGTTTAAATATGTTATTTCCATACATATTACAACTAAATCTGTAAACATCTTTTAAAGCCATTCCGCCTGTCCTAGTTATTTGGCCCATAGCCCGGGCTTCTCTTAAATAAGTTATATTCTCTTTTGTAAAACTTGCCCCTCTTGCAATAGAAGGAATCTTTCCTAAGCGCAAATAATATATACCATTACTTATGTTCTTTGCTTCGTTTGTTGGGTCTAGATTTGTTGGGAGGTAATTGTTTACATAAATAAACATATAATTAAATTGCTTATTAATAGAAATATCGGGAGACAGTACTGTTAAATCGTTTACTGTCCGGAATCCACTGCGCTGCCATGGGATCATTGGCATCCCCGGGGAGCCTCGCTCCCAATGGCCCCACATCGGCTTGTCCGTATTGACTGGCTTTCCCGAGTCGTCGGTAAAGGTCTTCGAACGCATAAGATCATATATTATCCCCCCGTCTGAGAGACCATATATATTAGAGCCTCCGGGCGGATAATGTTTTACTTGGGACGCCGGCTTGTTTCGTGTTTGTGGCCAAAATGGTGGAATATGGGGGTAATCATCATTACGTATGGATTTGAGTTTATTGGGATTTTCCCTCATCTCAGTTGTAAAAGTTATTGTTCCAACTTCTTCATTCCCTTCTAGTGAATCCTCAACACATCGCGAACCTAGAGTTGGAAGAATTAAATCTCGAATAATATCTTTTATAAAATCTCCTAGAAAATATCTTTCTTTTCCAGTAGCTATAACGTTTTTTGCAAAAAACCCCATTAAAGATTTTAAAGAAATTGGGACCCAAGCCAAATTAAAAAGTACTCTTCTTTTTTCTTTCTTGCCGCCTGTCGCTGCATTTAGAGTGCGGTCGTTCTCAATTAATGGACCCAATAAATATCCAATTTTGTTACTAAAAGTACCAAAACTCGGGAAAGAGGCAATAGTAATAGCAATATCAAGCAGATCTCCTAACGTGGTGAAATAAACAATATTTTTGCTGCCGCCGGCGGGTTGTGAAAGTTCCTCTGAGCCTAATATTTTTGCCATTTTTTGAGCCATTGTTTTTACGACGTCGTCAGCGCGGTCGTATTCATTTTCCCCTTTAGCAGAGATCGTTGTTTCTTTAAATTTCTTTATAAGCTTTTCTATATCACTCTCTTCGACATTGGCTCGCACCACCTTAATGTTCTTTGGCTGAAATTTGACATATTCAGTGCTATCCGTAGCCGCCTCCTCCAAAACCTTTTTTCTATGAACTGCAGTTGTTTTTTCTGGTTGAACGTTTGGCTCCGAGCTTTCTATGCTAAACCCAAGGCTTGTTTTTACCTGAGCTACTTCTAAACCATATACTCTTTCCATTTTCCAAAGATATTGAAAAATATTTTTATATTTTTCTCCAATTTGAGCCCTTCTATATGATCTTAGATAATTTCTAATTTTGTTTACCATTTCTGAAAAAACGTTTTCTGCGGCGCCGGTCGATGCCAATAGTGTGTCTGGATCATCCGGGTCCAAGTTGCCGCCTTTGCCAAGACCACGTTTGATTTGGGTCCATTGTTTGGCAGACACGCCCATGTCTTTGCCGCCCCCGCCACCAGGCATTTTGCCCGGGCCCCTGCCCGGGGTTGCTTGTCGTTTGGCCGCCTCATCATCGGCAGATTCTAAGTGTGCTTTAGTTGGAATGATGTTCGCAAGTCCCTGTGGTTTTGCCACCAGTTCAGGAGACCAAATTAAATATGATAAATCTCCAGCATTTTCTTGCAACCAAGACCTTAGATCTCGGTACTGCTGGTTGAAGGATCCGGCGACGTTGCCCTCAAGGGCGCCATCGGCGCCAAATATTGATCCTAAAGTTTTTTTGCCGCGCGAAACGCCAATTAAAAGTCTTCGTGCTTGTTCTAGTCTGTTTTCTATATCTGCTAATTTTCTTTCCCGCGCATTAAGATTAAATATATCTAATTCTGGGTTGTTTAATGAGCCCTCAATAAAAGCTTTATATTCAAAATCTATTATTAATTCTGGGTCGGCGCCGCTTGATTTTGCGTTATATTTAATTGTATGGGCAACAAATTGTAATCTTAACATAATCGTCGAATTTCTTAAAAATAAAGCTAATTCTTCTTGTTCGTCTTCTGTTAAACCCATCCCGGTAGTGCTTACTTTAGTTACAACTTTGCCTTTTTTATTTTTTGCCAGCACAGGCATCGCACTCGCTTTTCTAACCATTTCCCAATCTATGTCATCTGGATTATAGCGGACTGCCATTTGTATCTCAAAATATTTCCGATTAGGCATCTTTAGGTCTTGGCCCATGGCTTCATTAACAAATTTATCTGCGCTTGTAAAACAGTTAAGATCAGTTAATGTTGGTGAATCGATTGAAATAGAGCTTTTCATAAATTTAGTTGAATAAGAAATTAAATCTTTATAGCTCCATGTTACCGGCTCTTCTTCGTTTGCGTCTTTTGTGCTTAAATCGTCTGAGTGCATGAGTTGAGTTGTAAACTCGTGATTAAATAAATCGAAAGAAGAAAAAGATAAACTAAATCTTACATTTTCTACGGTATTTAAAAGGGCCGCGTTTTTTCCAGCAAATTTAAATGATAGATCAGTTAACATAACATTTCCAAGCCGATTCTGATCATGAAAAAGTTTTTCTATAGAAGAAATATCTCCGTGCGAAGGTATTCCTTCCAGATCCGCCATAATATTTTCACCCAATGGCATTGGTACTTTATATCGAATTTTGTCGGGTGAACCTGTTTTCTCGTCCACCGATGGGTAAATTTTATATAATCTTATTTCTGGCTTAAGCTGAGTTAAAATAGAAGAGTCTAGGCGAAAAAATATTTCGGCGCCACTTAATTTATTGAACTGAGACACTGTTGTTGCAGGGTTCGGTGATATAATAGAGGTGATATGATCATAAGCAAATACGGGCTCGCATGGTACTTCCTTGCCTTCGACGCCCGGAAACTCGGACTTGCCGCATGCGAGTGGTCCGAACACAGACTGCGGGGGTATTCCCGATGGTGTTGGCTCCTCTCCAGGGTTTAAGATGTAAATATGGCGTCCTTGACCATGCAGTTCTTTAAAAATATGTGTCTTCCAAAAATGTAAAAAACATTGTTCCTGAAAACGATATCTTTGTCCTTTGCTAAAAAGCGTGGATTCCGTAAGATTCGCTTCATTTATTTCATCAGTTCTAAAACCACCGGTGGACATCTCTTTTTTCCTTTTTAATAATATAACCCATATACTTTAAGTATTTCATTTAAAGGTGTTGGAACATAAACTACATCGCCAAGTTTTATGTGGGATTCTGTTGGTAACTTATTAAACCACGCGATAACCCACCACATTTTTGGATCATTATAATATGTATGTGCTAATTTATAATATTTATCGCCATAAGACCAGGAATGATGCACAAGACCTAAATTTTGGATTTGTTCAACGGAGGGGTAACTCAGTCTAGGCGTAGGAAAATGTTCAATAAAATTAACACCTCTTTTCTCAAAGTGTTCAGAATATAATTCTTTATTATTAAAAGCAAGTAATCTTTTTTTGTTTCTCATGAGACAACCTTCAATTTTTGTGCTGCAAGCAATTTTGCAACTCTTGGCTCAACTAGCGAAGTGGTTGCTTTAGTGGTGGCTGGGGAATCGCTTGTTAATTTTGGATCTATTTTGACACCATATGGCCATGAAGAATTTATCCAACCTGGTTCTATCTCGCTAGAATCTAATCCAAATGAATCTCTTGTTTGGATTGGTTTAAATTCTAACGAAATATCAACAATATTTGGAAAAAGATTGGTTTGTTTTCTTTGAGCAAATCCGTTTGCCCAACCAGATTCTTTTTCTCCTAATATGTGAACCCCTTCTACAAAGTTGGGAGTATAATTAAAATTACTGATGTAGCCAGGCAGAGCGCCCCCATCATTTCCTTGAATAAGGTTTGCAAATTTAATTGCCATAAATGATGATTTTGGCTCGTTGGTTTGAAAGCCGAACTTCAATGAGGGGTACATGCTTTGAGCCAGCCAAGAACATTTTGCTAAGTTTTTGACTGCCTCTTCTTTGCTCGCTGCGGGGACTGTCCATTCAATTTGGATAACTCTTCTTGGGGTCGATTGGTGTGCAATCGGAACGGATTGATTAGGATATTGAGTTTCTTGCCACCCAGCATTAAAGCTATCTTTAAATGTTCTTATAAACGCCTTAAAAGCTACGCTTGGTGATTGTATAGGAAGAGGCTTGTTCTTGGCACCGCGATGACGGTCATTTATTCTTTTCGCAGTCAAATTTTCTATCACGATAACAGACCATGCAGTTTGATAAGCATAGTCTGTAGCTGGATCATCTCCTGTTCTTTTATTTCCAAATATATCAAATATTCCCATCAGCTGGCGCCCCTCAGCATTCGGGTATATATCCCTCTTGAAACATCTTCAATCTTTCTTTCAAGGATAGTCCCGCCTACATTTACGTAAATACTGTCTGTTACTAATACGCCACGTTGGCCGCCTTGTTGACCGCCTTGTCGAGGAGCCTCAGAGGCTCTTGCAGCGCGTACAGCGCCACCTTGGGCAGAAACTTGAGCACCAGTACGTGCTGCAGCTGTGGCAGGCATCGCTGATGCCTCTCTTGATTCTTTTGTCAATTGTGTCACCGCAATGACTGTTTCCCGGGGTATCGAACGCATAACTGCACCAAGCGTACCTATCGCTCTAGAAAATGAATTAATTTTATCTTCATCTAGCATATTGATCGCTCTGCTCAGCTCAGATACGCCGCTAGCAACTGAATTAAAATCCATGTTGGGCGCTGAAAGTTGGCTTGCGACAGATAAAGCTCTTGTCAAATCAACAACACGTTTATCATTTATTGCATTAACACTGTTCGCTAAAGTGGAAATCTCAGGAGTTGCTTTTCGGGCGTTTTGAGCCATTGAAGAAAAACCTTGTGCAATAATACCTGGCAATGCATACGCAGGAGGAGATTTTTCTTCGGTCATTTTACTAGAAAAGAAAAGATAAGCTGCGCCGGCAGCAAGCAAAAGCGGCGCGATTCCTCTTAATGCAATGGACATAGCAGATACATTTGCTGTTGCACCAGGGAGCACGGAAGATAATGCAGCTGCTTGTAACTTCGCTGCTGCAAAAGAATTTGCTAAGCCCCATACTAATTTTACGGCAACTATACCTTCGAATCCAAGAGTTTTTAATACACCAACAATTCCTCTAACATAATCAATAACGTGTTTCACGGCAAACCCTGCATCTTCCATAACGCGCCTTATTTGGTCCATAATACTAACAACGCCTTGGCCCATTTGAACTAATTTACGCTGCGATTCAGCTTGTTCTTCTTGTTGTCTCGTTAGCTTTTCAACTTCTGCCATGTTTCCTTGAAAAAACGCTGCAGCGGTGGACATGCTTTGGAATCCAGCGGCGGCCGCTAAAGCTTTCCTTTCCCATCTATCTAATGATTCCCAACTTTTATTTGTCGCATCTAAACCAGCCCTTAACAAATATAATCTTTGGTTTTCAGAAGCATTTAACATTTGAATGGAGTTAAAATAGGCACCGCCTAATATCGCATTTAATTTTGAAACAGACGTGGCGGCATCTTCGAATGTATCAAACCGCGTTGCAACAGCGATTAATTGATTCATCTCAATTCCTGTTGTTTTAGATACTGAAGATAATCCTTGTAAAACTTGAATTGCTCGCGGGACAGAATATTGAGCCATGGCATCTATAGCTTGATTGAAATTTCCTACCATGCGAACTGGTGTTTCACCTATTGAAACTGCTGAATTATAAAGCCTATTCATCATTTCGGGTCCGGACACGCCAAAGACACGTAATGATTTTTCCATAACCGTAGCGCTATCACTTATGGAGATTCCAAAACGTTTTGCGGCCAACGCTGTGCGATCCATTTCTAATCTTTGTTGCGGCAAAAAGCTTGAATATGATCGCGCAATTGAAAATAATTGGCTTTGCATTTGTGATAATTCACTGTATGATCCTGCCATATCTCTTATTTCTTTATCTTCAAACGCACCAATAAGAGTAGTTGTAAATTCCTTGCCAGCCCCTGTTGCACTTCTTAACCCGACATCGGCTCGATCAATTGAATGTACCATTGTTACAGTCATTTCTTGCACTTTCATGAAAGAAGAGCCAATTACATTGCCCATAGATCCTACGTTTGATAATGTATTTGATAAATTAGCCGCTACGCTTCCCAATCCGCCTACGATACCGTGAGCTTTTGTTGCAGCAGCTGTCATTTCTACCAGAGAGCCTGCTAAAGTTTGGCGCCATTTGTTGTCTAGTCCAAAAAGAAGGGTCATTGAACTTTGGACTGCTTGAGAAGTTTTTAATTTTGCATCTGTATACTGCATTTCTGCAGTGATTTTTTGTATTGTTTTTTGTCGCTCAGTTTCGTCAAAATCTATTTGCTGACTTTGAAGTTTTAAAACTTCTTGATGCGCACTAACATGTTTTCGCGTAAGTACATCAAATTGAGTTGCATTTGTGCTGGATTTGACTCCAATTGTTGTTAATTGGACATTGATCCTTTTTAATTCTGCTTCTGCATCTCTTAGCGCTCGTCGATTTTGATGGTGAGTTGTTGTAAGTTTAGCTAGTGAATCTTGAAGGCCTTGTCTATATGTTTGTAAAAGTAAATTTCTTTTTTCTTCGTTGCCAAGAGCCTGGCCAGAAGCTTGTGCTTCTTTAAATTTTAGTTCTACAAGTTGTTGAAAAGTGGCGACTTCTTCGGCAACTTTTTTAGTTTTTTCACCTGCAGTGAGGGTGAGATTCTGATCTTTTCTTGTGATATCCTCTAGAATAACTTGAATATTTTGCAATATCGCTTGATATTCTGCTAATCGTTTGGGATCAAAACTGTCGCCGTTCGCCATTTACTGTATATTCCTCAAATTATGCAAAAGGCCATAAAAGACCAGTAGTTCTTTCAAAATTTTCAACAGCATCATTAAGGAGATATTTTGTTTCTCTTGTATTCTCATCATCCATGCCAAGCTGCAAATATGTATCCATATATTGATGTTCTGCTTTAAGTGCTGCAACAAAAGAGAGAATTTCTTTATCTGTGCCAGAAACAACTAACTCAAATTTTTCAGTTGGCTCTTTCTGTGTCATATCTTTATGTACACCAGGTTGTTGTTTGTCCTCTGGCGTTAGGTCATTTTCTTCAGCCTCCGCAACCATTGTTTTATATTCATCTGGTGACGGAATTTTACCAAACATTCTTTTTAAAACTACTTTAAGCGTTTCTCCAAACATCGCCAAAAAACTTTCTTGCAGTTGGTTGTTCTTTAATTTATAAAAATTAATTTCTAGGGGTCTTATCATTGCACACTTCTCCTTATGCTAATAGTAAATAGTTGCGTTATGTAAAATAATAAACAGATAATGTTTTAAGAGGAGGTTTTAGTATTTTCTTGAGCTTGTTCGTAGTCTTCTTTTTCTTTTTCGAATTGTTGTACTAGCCTTTTTATAAACCAATTTCTTAGCGCAACTGGTAAATTATAGGCTTCTACAAAGCTCCAGCCGCCATAATATTTTAATAAAAAGAACTGTTCATACACAGATTCCATGTATTTATCGCTTAGGCCAAAAAAAGTCCGTCGTAAACGGAACCTCCATTTCTGCTTCTGTAAAGCAGTTTTTGCATTTAACCTTTTGCGTTAAATCAATATTTGGGACCAAGCTCATATACTTGGTTCTAAGATAATGTGAATCTTTTGCTGGCATGTTATCTACAAAAGAAGATATTTCTTTAGCGTCAACAACATTATTAATAGAAACAATAAATGCTTTCATCTGATCAGTGACTGGGTTGTCTAATAGATTATACTGTTTCTTTTTTTCAGAATAAGCTAAAAGATCCGCTTCGTCTTTACCATCCAAAAATCTTACTTCGACTTTAGCTTTGGATGCGGGCAATTCAATAATAAAAGTTCCATTTTTAGTTGAAGAGGCTCCGGTACTTTCTACTGTTTTTGGTTTTACTTCGCTTAAATCAAATGCGTGATCGCTAACGTTGTTACAATATAAACATTGAACTTTAGTTTCGTACATATTTCCATAAGCAGAGCTTCTAGCTGCCATCATTATTGCATTTTTATCGCCAACCAGAATTTCACTAACATTTATATTTTTGTTAATAATAAGATTTTGTAGCAACCTCTCGATTGCAACGCCTTTTTGTAATAGCGCCCGAGAAGTCAAAATATCTTCATCTTTTGCTGTCATCTGTCTTATTTCAATATGCTCTTGGTTATGCAAAGGGTGCTCTTCTGCATAATATTTACCTGCGGACGGAAGTTCAACAAAGTCCGTTGGCACTACAAAGTTTAATGTATTTGAATTATTAGTAGTTTCTGCAAGAGGAATTGGGGAATCAGCTACTTTAGCCGCTCCAAAGCGATCCTCATTATTTCTCATTTATCACCTCGTTAAAATATTTTCTTGGGCTATATTAGAATTAGCCAGTATAGTTACTAGATCGTGGGAAGTTTTCATTATATCCTGGTGCAACAGCCGGTTCTGTTACTTGTGTCCACGTACCATGACTCGGGTTTGTCCAAAGCTCTGCCCAGTCGTATCGAATGGTCAAAGATATATCTAAAAGTTCGTCGCGATCATACGATAGGTCGCCAAACTTTGCATCTTTAATCCATGCATGCCTTAGTTTCCATGCTTCTACAGTATGTCCGTCAGCATCAAGTTGTTTAATTTCTACACCTAACGTGGCACCAACTGCTTTACTTTTTGAAATCGTTTCAAATGGGCCTGCTGGGGTGATGTTTGGATCATAGCCTGCTGCTTGAAGGATGTGCATAATACTTTTGACGCCGTCTGGTTTCATTGGGTCTACCAAACTAAGGCTAATTGTATTCCATTCTACCCTTCCAGGGTAATAGTACGTATGATTGATAAATCTGTGTGAAGTCTCCGAAACAGAAAGGCTTGGTTTTGTTACAGATTTGACGGCCCATGGATCAACACCATTAAAAATCGCTATCCATCTAAAAGCTCGTTTCGTGTCGAAAGTTCTGCTATCATTCCAAAAACCCATTACATAGATCCCCTTGCGTCAAACGCATTCTATTAATAAATAGTGCTAATATTTTTTTTTACCATTTTAATCTTCAAATGATGCTCCAGAGCGCGTAATAATAAAATCTAAAGCAATAAATTCAATAGCTCTAGCAGGCTTTAAGTATACTTTTGCATACATAATATTTCTGTCAACCAAATCTGGAGTCGTGGTTGTTGCATCTAGCACTAATTTATAATCTGCCAAGCCAAGCCTAGCCTTAACGCTATTCAATAATGAATCTGCTTTTGCAGTAAACAGGGCCCAAGTTTGCTCAAGATTTGGCTCAAACAATATAGTGGCAGCAATTCTAGAAATTTCTTTTTTCAGGAAAATTAGAAGTCTTCGAACATTAATCCTATCTAGAGCGGACGGAGTTAATTGCAAGGTCTTCTGGCCAAAAATTACAATTCCTTCGGCTGGGAAAGAAGCAATTGGATTAACATTTACTTCATAAAGTTTGTCTCTTTGTTTCGAGGTTAATTGTTGATTGATCCCAACAACAGGAAGGCCTCCTGCTCCTGTGGCAGTCAATCCGCCTCTTGCAAATCCTGCGGGGGCGAACCATACATCTTTAACAGATTCGCTATATCCCATAGCTCCCAAAGCAACAACAGAAGGAGGTGTCCATAAAATCCTATTATTAAGAGGATCTCTAATTTGAACCCAAGGATAATAGGCAGCGCCATAACTTGAATCAATTATGCGATTTTTCATAACACTTACTGCGTTGTCCACATTCCCCATATTATCAACGGCGCCGCTAGTATTTTCAGTAAATGGAACATAATCTTGTTCAATATCAATGATCGCCATTGTATCTGCGCGTTCTTCCGCAACTCTAACAAGCCTCTCCGTAAGATCTGCGTTTGTTATACCAGGCATTGTCATCAAGTTGCTTTCTACTCTTTCGGCATCTTTAACAATCTCAATAGCCTTAGTTAATGAATAAAAAGCATAACTATCTTTTCCAGGTGCCGTAGCGCCATTTAATGCGCGACTATTAGTGAATGGTTCTGGTTCTTTAATATCCAGACCATCAAAACCGCCGTACATCAACATTGTAAATTTATCAACACCTGCATCTGAGGAGGTTAACAAGAAATTGGATCCACTCATAGCAGTGATTGATTTGGTGCTTCCATCTCCGTCTTGCTGTCGACTACCACTAATATACTTAAAATCGCCTCCTGTGTTGTTTTCAAACATAATATCATCTAACGTAAACACAAATTGACACTCAGCGTTTACATTGCTAGATCCTAAATGAAAATCAACCAAGCTTCTAGAAGTTTGATCTGGAAGGTTTTTAAGATAATCAGTAACGCATGGATCATATCTAAGGTCATTCTCTCCTTGGCGTGTAGTATCTACGCCCCAATAAGCTTTTCTTTCATCTGTAATCCCACCATGATTTCCCTTACTTCTTAGGGCCAAAGAAGGAAATTCAAATGAAGCAGAAAAGCTGCCAGAAATACCAGTCCAAATTTCGCCGGCTTGCAGATCTGGCCCATTGAAGTTAT